CCAAATAACATCAATCACGTCGAATTCCGAACTCTCCGAGATGATCGAACTGCTTCGAGCGAAGGTCCAAAGATCGCTGGAAAGCCGAAGGCCTTTATCAACGCTTACAAGATGATCGACCATTGGAGGTACGACGATGTGGACCTTGGAGTGCCAAGTGAGTGGGGGCCGGATTGTATCCTGGTTATTGACTCCCTCACCTTTATGTCTGACGCAGCCTTTGACTTCCACGAGTCCGTTACCCCTGGATCCACCTCAGGAAAGCATGACATTCGAGCAGTTTACAAATCTGCTCAGGATGCTGTTGAACATGTCCTCGCCTTCATCACCTCCGCCAGCTTCCGAACCAACGTCATCGTGATTTCTCATGTAAAGTACATGGAAATCGAGGGCGCAACCAAGGGCTATCCAGTCTCCGTTGGCAGCGCTCTGTCCCCCGCCATTCCGAGGTACTTCAACTCGGTCATTCGCTTTGTAACCAAGTCAGGAGGAAAACGTGTAATCGAAACCGTCGCGTCGAGTATGTTCGACCTTGCGAATCCAAAACCCTTCGAGATGGAGAAAACCCTCGATATCGAAGATGGATTGGCGAGGTTCTTTGCCACCCTACGTCCACAAGTCGTGAAACCAAAACTCAGAAAGGTATAGTCCATGGCCCAACCTAAACTCGCAGATATCCTCGAAGCCGAATCCTCTGGAAAGGTCGATCGCCCAAAGCCGGTCCCGGTGGGGTCCTACCTCGCCAAGATCGTTGGGCAGCCGGAGCGGGGGAACTCAGAAAAGAAAGGCACCCCCTTCATCCGCTTCGCTGGGGAGTTCATCGAGGCACAGGATGATGTTGATGAAGACGACCTCGGAGAGTGGGCAGCGCGAGAGGATGGCTCTGCCCGTTCCCTCCGTGGCACCGCTCTGCCTCGTAACGGCCTGACCTTCTACACCACGCCGGATGCCATCTGGCGGCTGGATAAGTTCTACGAAGACCTCGGCGTGCTGGAGAAAGGCAAGTCGCGGAATGACATGGCTGAGGAAGCTGTGGGGCAGGAGTTCATTGTGAACATCAACCACACCTCCTCGGACGACGGCGAAGCGACGTACGCGAATGTGAAATCCACAGCGCCGGTGGAGTGAAGATCAACTCGGGAGGGGCTTCGGCTCCTCCCATTTTCATGGAGGGAAGAATGGACGTTCAAAGTTTGGTTGTTAATCAAATGATCGATGGTCGTATCGAACTTACTCTTGTTGTTAATGGAAAGAATATTTATTATCATCTTCACTTACCACAGGCTTTAGATCTATCAGCAAAGCTTACATACGCATTTTGGTCTCACTACAATCTGGTGCCACGTGACTAACATCGCGATAGTCGGTGAAGCCTGGGGAGCCGAGGAGGAAAAGGAACGCACCCCCTTTATCGGTGCCTCAGGCTACCACCTGACCAAGATGCTGAACGAAGTTGGAATCAACCGGGCGGACTGCCTGGTTACCAACGTCTTTAACCTCCGTCCCAAGGGGAATCGGGTTGAAACCCTCTGCGGGCCGAAGCCTTATGCCCTATCGGGCTACACGGCCCTTCTCAAGGGAAAGTACCTTCACAAGAAGTACGAACCCGAACTCCTTCGCCTCGGTGATGAACTCCTCGAAGCCGACCCGAACGTCATCATCGCCCTGGGCAACACCGCCATGTGGGCGCTGCTCGGGCGCACGGCTATCTCAAAATTCCGCGGCACCACAGAGCTCTCCACCCACACCGTATCCGGCTTCAAGGTCCTCTCCACCTATCACCCCGCAGCGGTGCTCCGAGACTGGTCCCTACGCCCGGTGGTGGTGAGTGACCTTCACAAAGCCGCGAGGGAATCAGCGTTCCCTGACCTCCGCCGACCAAAGCGGGAAATCTGGATCGAACCAACCCTGGAGGACCTATATGAATTCGACCGAACCTACCTGGCAGGAACTGTTCGATTGTCTGTCGATATTGAAACAGCAGGATCGCAAATTACGTGTATTGGTTTCGCACCCACGCCAGGTGTTGCTATCGTCATTCCATTTTTTGACACCCGAAAGAAGGGAAGAAGTTATTGGGACACTGAACAACTTGAAAGGGACGCTTGGGCATACGTCAAGGGCGTTCTTGAGAGAGCATCGATCACTAAGCTCTTCCAAAATGGGCTCTATGACATAGCTTTCCTTTGGCGAGCGATGGGGATTAGGGTGATGAATGCGACGGATGATACCATGCTGCTCCATCACTCCCTCCAGCCGGAGTCCCTCAAAGGCCTAGGGTTTCTTGGCTCGCTCTATTGCGATGAAGGCCCATGGAAACACATGCGCGCGAAGCATGAAACCATTAAGAAGGACGAATGAAAATCATCGACACCTCCATCACTGATCCGCAAACCCTGTCTAATTGGGAAAAGGAGATGGTATACAATGGCCTGGACTGTGCGATCACCGCAGAGGTGCTCAGCGTGCTCGAGCCCCAGCTTGACAATCACACCACTGCCACATACACCTTTTCACGCGAACTACAAGGTCCTGTGCTTGAAATGCGGCTCCGAGGAGTACTGGTCGACCAACACAGGAAAGCTGAGGTCATCGACGAATACCTCGACAAGCTCGACATCTTCGAAACCTCCCTCGAAGCCATCGTCCGCAACGCCTGTGGAATCTTTGGCTTCAACTGGCGCAGCCCTACCCAACTCCAGGAGCTCTTCTATGATCGTCTTAGAATTCCCCCTGTACGATGGAAAGGCAGGCCTACGGTCAATCGCGGGGCTCTTGAAAGGATTGAGTGCTACCCGATCGCCTGGGCGATTATACAGCACATTAAAGCAATGCGTGATCTGGCAAAGAAAGTATCGGTTCTCAAGACTGAGATTGACCCTGATGGTCGAATGCGAACTTCCTACAACATCGGAGGCACAACTACTGGAAGACTATCCTCGTCCTATAGTGAGTTTGGGACAGGGACGAACTTGCAGAATATCGAAGAGGCGCTTCGGTCAATTTTTATCGCCGACCGAGGGATGAAAATGGGGTACGCAGATGCGGAACAAGGTGAGTCAAGGGTTGTCGGAGCGATTGAATGGAATCTATTCCAGATCGGCACCTATCTCGATGCATGTGAAGGTGGAGATCTCCACACAAACGTCGCCAAGCTCGTCTGGCCACGTCTTGCCTGGACAGGTAATCCTAAAGTTGATCGAAAGCTGGCTGAGCGACCCTACTACCGTCATTATGACAGACGGTTTATGTGTAAAAAGATTGGACACGGTAGTAACTACGGAGGCAAGCCAAGAACATTGGCCACCCAAGCTAAAGTAGATATTGAGTTGATCGAGGACTTCCAGCCGAAGTACTTCGGTGCCTTCCCAGCGCACCACGAATGGCACAACTGGACCAAGGACCAGCTTCGGGACTTCGGCTACCTCGTTTCCCTCACGGGGCGCAAGCGGTATTTCTGGGGCCGGAAAGATGACGACTCCACCTTCCGTGAGGCGGTAGCTTTCCAAGGCCAGGCCCTGGGGGATATCCTCAACCGGGGGATGCTAAACGTCTGGCGGGAGAACAACTGCCAACTCTTAATGCAAATCCACGACGCAATCCTATTCCAATACCCCGAAAAGGAGGAAGATGAAATCCTCCCCAAGGTCATTTCCCAGCTGCGCTACCCGATTGAACTCGAAGGAGGCCGACAATTCAACATCCCCTACGGCTGCAAAACCGGCTGGAATTTTGGGGTCTACGACTCGAAGGACAATCCAGATGGGCTTAAAGAATTCAAAGGCGGGGACAAACGGAAGCGGACGCCGCAAGTTAACCTCATGGATCGACCGGTTCGTTAACTACGCAGAAGAGGAGGCGGAAAGCTGTGCGATTTATAGAAAATGGTGCGGAATTACCGCGGTTGCTGCGTGTTTGGAGCAAAAGGTGTGGCTTAAATCCCCGGCACCGCTATATCCAAATCTTTACACTCTTTTGGTCGGCCCTCCTGCCGTGGGAAAGAGTCGTACTATTGGGGTGGCTAGGTCTCTTTTGGGTACTCTTACTGATTTCCCTTTTGCGCCTACTTCTGTAACCATGGCAGCCCTAGTCGACTCCCTCAAGGAATGCGAGCGCAAGTACACCCAGGTTCCAGGGCCTACTGTC